TTGTAGGACGGTCGTAGAGAAGAATTTCACCCGCCGAACCCCACCAACAAAATGGTGTATCTTCTGTCTTCTCTATCTTCACATAGCCACGCTCCGCCCAAATATCTACCATCTCACGGAATGTGTCGCCACTGTGATGCCAAATACCGTCTAATGCCTTTCCAGTAGGTACAAGAATGCGCGGCACTTTTACATTGTGTGTGGTATCGCGCGAGACTTTGAGCAGATCCTTGAAACCGAACTTTTTAATGGCACGACCAACATCTAAGAGGGCATTTTGACGCTGGATTTGAATTGGCTCACGCTTGAGCAGCCCCGCAACATAGTTGATCTCGGCAGCACCGGCAAGATGGATGCGGTCGCCGCGCGGCGCCTCCATGTGATTGAATTCCATTACATATGCGCCCGCGGGTGCTAGCCATATGTAGTCGAGTCCACCACCATCCGCCGAGCCAAAAATCCACGCCGCCGATGCAAACATGCGGCGACGCTTCTCGGGCATATCGGTTGATGATACATAGTGAACAATCCAGCCGCGTGAGAAGATATATTCAGCGACCGATTCCGCCCATTCGCGTGTACAGACCGACGCGGCATTATCATCAACACAGAAAACCGCAACCGGTTTCTCAGGAGCCTCCTCCACTGGTGCCATAAGACTACGCAGCAATGTAATATCTTCGGCAGACACAAGGGAATGTTCAACCGACGGGGGCAGCGCCCATACATCGTCCGCATAATAGTTCATGTCATCCATCATAGGTACTAGAGTAATATTCCCCTTCTCTGATTCGGTCCAGACACAATCCTTAAGGAACGGTGCGATATCCGATAGCTGCGGAACAAGGAATTCAGGCACCGCAATATCACACGACTTGAGCAGTCGCCGAATTGTTAGAACCTTAGGAAGATAATGAAGAACCCATTGGCTGAGAGTCGTTTTACAGACATCGTCCACTGGAATCGCAATAAGAGAAGGAACATAGATACTCGGCATCATATTGCTAACCTTCGCCTCTTCCCACGCACGAATCCATTCATTGTGCGGACCAACAAAGATGTCCTTGAACGAACTAAGAAGACCCTTGCGATTCACGAATATGCCCTTCTGGAAGTGATAGAGTGGGAGTGCAGATGGCGGTGGGGTAAAAATATTCTGTTCGCCAGGCTGAAAGTTGTAGAGATCCGCTCCATCCCCCTCAGCCTTATGCCTTAACATTGTACAAATTGCCTTAGGCGCATCATCGGTTACAGATAGAATAGGACGCGGGAACGATTTGCGGAAAGCGGTACGATTCCATAATGAATCAATCGAGACAGGTAGTTTTCCTTCCTCGGCAAGATCTTTACAGACTCGCATAGGCTGAATAGGTGTAGGATCAATATATAGGAATACAGGGCGGTAGAGAACATCGCGCGCCTCATAGTTGCGAATTGCCGAAGTATGGAGATGCATGGTTTTGATAGAGTAGGCAGGGTTTACAACACAAAACTTACGACGAAGCATACATACAGTGAGCGCATTATCACAACCAGACTGACCAAAAGGGAAACCGAGATCCTCCTTATCAGGTGTAAAATCCAGCGCATCTCGTGCAAAAATCCAAGTGTCCTGTGAATCGGCGCGGGGTCCAAAGATATGCGGAGTCTCTATATCCTCCCAACGCAGCAACGCCAGAAATAGACGCTTCTTTAGGAGCGAAATCTTCCATAGATACGATAAAGTCTCGTTAAACCAGATATCGGAATTAGAGATGATAACAATGGAGCCGGCGGGCACCTTCTCCTTTGCCGCCATAAACGCATCGTAATAGGTAAGACGACTGCCGAGAATAGATACGGTTAATTTGGTTGAAGTAGGAAGATCCTTGTATTCGGTTTCATTAAGAAGTAGAATATGGTCGATCCAGGGGGAGGCGATATTCTTTTCTAAACAAGTGCGAATCTCTCTATGGCGGCGTACACTGGTGTGACGAAAGTACTGTTGGATAAGCCAGGTCTGCGGGATGACCGAGTCATCGGCACCCTCTGCGACAGCGTGAAGTCGCCCGCCCACAGTCCGTACCCATGCATCGTACACAAGGCGTGTGCCAAGTGTCAACGCCTCTCGTTCATTTACCGGATTCGTCCACGCGACAACATTCATACGGAGAATATGGGCGAGGCAAAGAATTACCTTGTCCACAGGATCGTTGGCACTCACTGGCTCTCCCAAAAACGGATAATTATCATGAAGTTCTTCAGTAACGAGTGTATGATCCCAATGAATGCCGCGCTCTTCAAGACTATTTAGTACAGTATTAGGACCAATCAATAGGCACTCAGATGTATCGGTGAGCACAGAGGGGAGCACAGCAGCCCAAGCAGCAATATCGGCATCGGCGGCAAGAACAACGGCGACCACCGCATCAGCACCGACGACTTCAATCGCCGCCGGCTCCGTTATAACACAGTACCAGCGATGCCAACGGCTACCTGGTACAAACGATGCTCGAGCCCAGAGCATCGTCTTATTGTCAGTATGGACCTGGGTATCCAGACGCATAATGCGTATCGGTTTGCCTGTAATAGGATGGCGCGCTTCCATGGCAGTTATTTAACTATAGTCGTAAGCCCTTAAATATGTATTAAATAAACGAGACCTGTCTTGGCAATTACATCCATAAACGCATAGGCAACTATGATATACTTCTTCTCAACAATCTTGTTCTCCTGTAGCCAATAGACGAGCGGGTAGAGCGACCATACTCCCAATGTTAGATACACAGCACTTATATTCTTCGTTTGCTGAAGCAGAATCATAATGATGGGTACAAAGGCGAGCATACCGAGCGCAAAATAGCCATTTGCTTCCATGCGATTCTCTGTCTTCGTTCCTAAGTAGCCGGATATGATCATGAGAATATCACAGGCGACCATTCCCAAGATGACATCAAGAGATACATCATTCGCGTAGAGAAGTGCCGCCAACATAAGCGGTGTCGTAAATAGCCAATCACTGTGTCTCCACCGATCGGATTCTTCGGGATGTGCCATGATTAGAGAATACGCAATGCACGCGATTGTGGGAATAATGGCAAGGGCGGGCGATGCCGAGAATCCAATAAGAACCGATGTAATAAAGAAAATCGTAAACGCCGAACTAACGGCGATATTATCCATTGTACCACCTTGTTTTATCTTTTGACCAATGAAAAAACTAGGTATTATAATACGAGGCGCAACACTTGCAACCACCGCTGCCGCCATTTATAGTGAGATTAGGATTTAATCCACCGGTAAGGACCCTCACCACACACATCCACCGCCACCTTATCAGGATCCACATCTAGATTACCGCGGCGACCGTAGACATGCCAGTGGAATTTACCACTATCGCCGTACACTGTGAACTGACTGTTTGAAACACAGGATACATTAAGCAGACGCATTGTACCGTTGTATATAGGCGATACATGGACCGTAAAGTCTGTGGCAAGGGCATCTACATAATCTGGTAGTGTTATTGTGGCACTAGACTCAAGATCTGCGATAGTACCGATACCACGATAATAGACACCAACTTCAGGTCCTTCTAAACATGCGTGAACAAGATATTTAGACTCGTCCTTGGGATGCTCTATTACAAATGTCTTACCACTATTGTAAGTGATCTCGTAGGTTACAGGATTATATTGAAGCGCACCATTTGCTGATGTAGCGCGTATCGGCGAGACATTAAAGACCCCTCCGCTACCTAATAATAATCCATTTATACTACTAACTGTGATTGTCGATGTATAAATAGCACCTACTGTAGCAGTACTCGCATAGAGAGACGATGTATAAAATGTACTAAATCCGCTAGATAAATATTGTATGTAAGCGGCATTTGTACTATTAATCAAAGCCACACTATAAGCCTCTAATTGCATAAATGTTTCATAAATACCAGCAAGAATACTGCTTGTAGTAATAATAGAGAATTGATAAGAGAGACTAGAAATTTGTGCTACATTACTATTTGTGGATGCAACTAACGAGGATATATCACGGAAATAAACTGTGGAAAATGCCGACAATGAACTTATGGTGCGTCCCAATAACGTTGACTGAGCGTAACTTGATACAATAATAGGACTTATATTGGTACTAAAAAATGTACTCGTAATTACATTAATCGTATTTGTACTAATGGTAAAATATTCAAGTTCTAAGGTTGATACCCGTCTATTTAAGCTAGATATAACTGCCGTATTTGTACTAATTCCTTGTGAAAGATAGATTGAGGTGCTAATTAAGGATGAATTAATTTGCGTACTAAATGTATTTAGGTTAGTAATCGATACTTGACTGGAAAGGACGCTAGCTAGTTGCGTTGATGTCCATACGGTCGTAGAATAAAGTTCATAATTAAATGTACTTGTTATTGCGTTGGATGTAAGCGCAGTTTGTAGAGCAGCAGAGGTACTTACAGTAGAAAGTCCTATATTTACCGAGTTTTGAACTGCATTAATTTGAACCAAGAAAGTGGAAATGGAACTAATCGCATTTACCGTACTATACATGACATTCAGCGTACTCAAATAAAAGGAATTTAGTTGAATTTGAAATGAATTTGCTGTAGATAAAAATGCATTATTTGTACTAAGCGAAAGAGTTCCTATGTTTGTAGAATTGGTATTTATCTGTCTAAAAGCACTACTAAACGAAGAGATTGTATAGTATTCAAATGTACTAAATTGCGATGATAGACCGGTATAACTGCCGACCGTTTGATAAATAAGAGTACTTGCTGCGTTATAGGTACTAATTACGGACGATTGTAGGTCATGTTCTACTTGAGTATATACGGTTCCTATAGTTGTACTCAGTGTTGACAAATCGGCGGGGCTCACACTATTACTCCAGTAGGTTTGTCCCTGCCCGTTCGCATACAATGTGTATACGGAGGAGATAGGAGCATTTCCAGCTGCACGAAAGTTTAGCTGGTTGGTAAGTATGGCATTCAAACTTGCCCCTGTAGCATAAGCCATTCTAACCATATTAGGCATTTTTGCCCTGCCTCATTACACGCGTATGCTCATATCTAAAAACAACTTATAGACTTAGAGTAAGAGTAACATGTCCAATTCAGGAGGACTTCTCCAGTTAGTAGCGACCGGACGACAGGACATATATCTGTCCGGTAATCCACAGACGACATTTTTCAAACAGGTATATCGTCGGTATACTAATTTCAGTATAGAAACTCAGCGTATTCCGTTTGATTCAGCAGTAGACTTTGGAAAACTGATTACTGTTACGGTTCCAAGAAATGGTGATTTGTTATCACAGGTATATTTACAGATACAGCTTCCCGAAATTACACCAGCGGGACCGGTGCCACAGCCGCCAGGTATCGCGACAGAGTCGCCGACGGATTATTCCAAAATTACAAATTCGGTCAGTTGGGTGAATGGTGTTGGGTATGCTATGATTGATTACATCAGTATTTGGATTGGTCAGCAGGAGGTGGATCGTCACTATGGTGAGTGGATGTATCTCTGGACGCAACTCAGTACACCGGGATCAAAGAAGAATGGTATTTACTATATGACAGGTACACAGGAGGTATACAACGATCAGTCGCAACCTGGTCCACTCAATCTGTTCATACCACTTGACTTCTGGTTTTGTAGGAATCCAGGGCTCGCCTTACCGCTTATTGCTCTACAAGCAACACCGGTACGCTTCTATATTAGACTCAAGAACGGTAATGATCTAGTGTTTAGTAACAATTTGGAGAATGCGGTATTAGCAAATAGCCCCAATATTCCTACAGTACTCACTGCCACACCAGTTACTATTACGGATATGGTCATGTGGGGAGATTATATTTATCTTGATGTGGAGGAGCGCCGTCGCTTTGTCTCGTCGCGCCATGAATATCTTATTGAGCAGGTCCAACAGCAGAAGCGTTACAGTATTCCACTTAATACAACCCGTATTTCGGTACCCCTGGTCTTCAATAATCCAATTAAGGAAATGGTGTGGGTAGTGAACGAGGATCGCATGCTTCAGGCGCACGAGTGGTTCAATTATGGTAGCCGCATGTTGAATGAGTACGGTATTCCCAATTTAGATATTATTGCGACTGCGCTTCTTCAGTTTGATGGCTATGATCGGTTTGAAGAGCAGCCTGCGCAGTACTTCCGTCTTATGCAGCCGTGGCAGCGACACACGGCTGTTCCTAACGATTTTATCTATGTATACTCATTCAGTTTAGCCCCGGAGGCAGAGCAGCCCATGGGAACATGTAACGGTAGCAGATTGGATTCTATCGTATTACAACTTACAATGAACCCGCGGGTACAATCGTACCCTGCTGGAGTAACGACCTATGCTACAAATTACAATGTGCTGCGCATTGTTGCGGGTTTGGGCGGCGTTCTATTCACTGTATAAATTAAGGTAAAAACCATTAGAGATGTCTTCCGAAAGTCATCAATCGTTGCCGCCGGTGCCACCGGTGCCACCTCTACCAATGGTTCCACCGCCAACACCAGGACAAAAAGACGCTGCTGGTGTTGGCAATAATAGTAATAATACTAATAATAGTGATAATAGTGCTGGAGGAGGAAAGAGTCATCATATTTCGGATATAGGAACCTGGAAGCACCCTGACCGAAACTACTTTGTATTTGTTATTCTTTCGGTTCTTCTTGGCTTATTAGGAGCGGATCATTTCTACTTACGTAGTTTTCATACAGGTATGCTCAAACTTGTATTTAATATTTTTACACTAGGATTGTGGCATTATTGGGACTTGATTCAAATTGTGTATGATGGTAAGAAGGTAAGAGAAGAGGGTCTTACATCACCGTTTGATTGGGTTTGTGGCATTGGCAAAGGGGTATTTACATCGGCAGAAAGTGAGGCAAAGAAGCCGCAATACATTGCCCAAAAGTCGTACCTATTATATGCATTCTTAGCCATTTTCTTTGGCTTCCTGGGTTTTGATAAACTCTATATGGGTGAATTCTGGCAGGGAGTGGCAAAGTGTCTCAGTTGTTTCAATATCTTCCTTTTCCTCTTTGGATTCATTTGGGTTGTATGGGACAGCGTTCATGCATTATTTATGACAAGTAGCATTCTGGAGGACGGTATTGTAGCGCCAATTCCTTATTCGTTTATTTTTACAAAGCCGATTGATGGAAAGCAATTCTTAGTGAACCATGTGTTTGACCCGAAGGTGGACGGCGGCAGTTTTAATCCGTTTGCCTGGCTTGAAAAGATGATACCCGCTCTGCCTGTACCGAGTGTATCGTACAAGGGACTCTATAGCGATTTAGTGGTTCCATTTATGACACCGACTGTAGTAGCGGCAATTAATGCAAGTAAGTCAACGGAACCTATTGTAAAGTTCCCTGAGATACCGGATGCGCCAACAATGCCTGGTTTGGCACAGTTTGGTCTGCCAACGGCGCTCCCTGCGCTGCCAACGGCGCTTCCTACACTGCCGACCCCATCGGTGGCAGGTATTGGAGTACCAATTTCTCAGGCAGCAGCACCAGCAGCCCCATCAGCCCCATCAGCCCTAGGAGCACCAGCAGCACCAGTAGCAGCAGCACCAGGAGCAGCAGCACCAGTAGCAACAGCCCCAGCAGCTCTAGGAGCACCAGCAGCACCAGCAGCACCAGCAGCACCAGCACCCACACTCCCAGTACAAGCAGGCGGCGGCAATCGCATCTACGGTGGCAGCAGCAGCAGCAGCAGCAGCAGCAGCAGCAGCGGTCCAGG